ACCTGAATCCATAAGTGACTTAGTAGTTGTCACGTAGTACGCAGGACCAAACAATCCCTCTAGTACTAATTTATGTGTCTGTGTTCCATCCAGCGTGCCAGTTGTGCCAAACCGGTATTCAGCCTCTTTACATTTTGTCAGAATAGATGTAAGAGACTTAGCTTTGAAGTTATGTGCCTCATCACCGACAACCATACCAAACTGCTCAAACCACTGTGTTGGTAATTTATATATCGACTGCCATGTAGTAATAATGACTCGTTCTGATTCAGCAAACTTAGGACGACCGGCATAGATCATATGGCAGTTCTTTTCAGCGTCAAATCCATCATCGTATAGGCTATAGTCTGCAAAATCCGAATGCATCTGGCGTACAAGAGATGTAGTAGGCACAATAATAATAGCTCTCTTATCATTGTTGGCAAGGTACCATCTCAACAAGGCGTAAATGATAAGAGACTTGCCTGAAGCTGTAGGTGATACCAACAAGCCACGTTTGCGGCTTAGTCCACGATAAATCGCATCGAGCTGATAGTCTCTAGGATCGATCTTAAGGCCTTTTGATGTCAGCTGAAGAGAATCCATAAACGACATGTCAATAGGAGTTTCCGTGTCAGGCAACCCATAGTAGTTGTCGTGCTCAAGCTCTATTTGATAGTTACGGCCTTCAGCTGCAGCAAATTCTTGTAGATACATGAACAGTCCAGCATATAGTTCTTTGGACCGTGTATCGAAAAGCCGGATCTTCCCGTCCCATAGCTTATTTTTATAAGCCGGCATAAACTTATAGCCAGGAACAAAGAAAGTAAAAAAGTCACACAATTCATTTGCGACTGATGGATCACATTCAATATTCAATACAGCGTGATTTTTCTTTTTCACCCGAATTAGATCCGGCATAATTCATATCCATATACTATGCACCTGATTCGAAGCGTCTCCATTCGATCATATTCTTAATTGACTGATGTCGCCAACGCAAGGTGCTGATTATTTCTTCTAAAGTATCTATAACAGTCTTAATGTATTCAATCTTGGCGTTGGCCTCGATGATGTCCTTATCGGAATCATAGTAGAAGTCCATCTCGCCCTTCAGCGGTTTGCTCAATCCATTGAAAGGATCGTACTGCCATCCTTTGGCATCGATTTCTTCTTTGGTCAACTTACCGTTGTAGTACAGCCATTTGTCTTTTAGCAGAATTCTGAGTTCGGCCTCACGTCTTTTCAGCTGCAGCTTGTTGACTGTAAGCAACTCTAGGTATTTTGAATGCATACGAGACGTCTCGACAGTTGCACTATCAAGTTTGAACTCGTCGATCACCGAGTCCTTCGACCACATTTCTAGGATTTTGTTGATGTCCATAATATAACCTTTTTGTATCAAATGTTTTACATTGTATCACGTATAATGCGAAATGTAAACCTTTATCTAACTACAAAGTAACTATAGTTAAATGAGACCTGTGCTACTATATATTCAACATCTGTTTTAGTAGTATCAAATGGCACTGTGCTCAAGCTAAGGGGATGAGCATCAACGAATTTGAATTCTCTGATAAAATTATTTTTTGATGATAGTACGCTTAACGATAGATCCCGTGTTTTCAGGTTCGCGAACTCATCTTTCTCGGTTACAATACCGACAATCCAATCATGGATTTCCATATAGTTTTGCATTTCTTCATCGACTAGAAATGTAATATCCAAAGGAGCATACTCGATCTTGTCTGCAGCAAGAGTAATATTTCGCTGAGGAAGATTTAAAGGAGCATTTTGCACTGAGATTTCTGGAATAGTGGCAGACTGTACAGTGTACTCAACGTTTGGATACTTCTTCCAATCAAGTTGGAATTTAAAACTGCTGCCTGTCAGATAAGACAACTGGCTTATCTTTGACGTTGTAGCATTCTGCGTCATATTGATATTTGCTTTATAAGGCATAATAAGTCTCCATTACTTACATCTATTTATATGCCGTGCACAATAAAAAAAGGGCGCCGAAGCGCCCTTTCTAGCTTTATCAACTTCTTGATTATGAACCAAGGATGTTGTTAACCGCGAAGATGCGGTAGTATTGGTTTGCACGGTTTGCACCAGTGTCGTTACCAGCAGACGCACCAACGAATGGGTTTGCAACCATACCGTAGCGAGTCTTAAAGCCGATTTTTGGCTGGAAGTTTTGCTCACCAACTGCACGAACCATAGTCAATGGAACGTATGGGCAGTAGAACAGACCTGCGTCATATGCAGAAGCACCTTTGTAACCAACAGTGATGTAGTTACGGCTTGCATATGGGTCGATGTACACGCGCATGCGGCCGTTCAGGACACCTGCGAATGTGTTGCCTGTGTCGTCAACCTGCAGGTTGGCGGACAGAGCTGGAGTGTAATCCAACATGCCAGCAGCTGCAAGAGCTGAAGCAACGTCAGATGAACACAGGATGAAGTTACCTTTACCGCGACGTGTTTCTTTCGCGATAACGTTTGCTTCACGCTCGATTTGAACGATCAAGCCTTTGTACTTCTCAACTGACCAACGGCCGTCTGCGTCTGTGTCCAGATCGAAGATACCAGCATTTGTCAGGTCAGACTGTTGTGCGCCCAATTTCGCTTTAACGTTGATTGTACGAACAACTTCACGGTTGATTTCAGCCAGGATTTCAGCAGACAAGATGTTTGCCAATTCTGATTCAGCATCCAAGCCGTGAACAGCTTTAAGATCCTGAGCCAATTCCATGGTGTACTCAGCTTTCAGAGCACGTGAACGAGCAGTTACTGTTGCTTTCTCGATTGAGAATGCCATTTCACCGAATGCGTTCGCTGTAGAATCACCCAGTGCTTCTGCTTCAGCAGTAGTCATACCACCGCCAAGACCGAAGGCATCATCAACATCGTCGGCATTCGCGTCTGTGCCTGGAAGTGAAGATGAGTCGCTGGCGTGTGTGCCGTTTTTAGCAGTTGCAGTACCAGCGTTGAACGAAGAAGATGACCAATCGGTGTCAGCTTCGTTGTGCAGTGCTTCTGCACCAGTTTGTGAACCGTAGCGTGATTTCATTGCGAAGATCAAGCCAGTTGGGCCTGACATTGGCTGAACAGCTGCGATGTCGTATGCGATCAAGTTTGGCATCGCACGACGAACCAATGAGATCAGAATTGGATCCCAGTTGTCAATCGCTGCACCAGTTGCGTTTGTAGGTGCTGCTTCTGACAGGTTGAAAGACTGCTGTTGACGCTCTTCTACCAAAGCGCGTTCAGTGTTTTCAAGAAGCTGTGCAGTTACTGACTTACGGAAGCCGTCCTTGAATTCAGGCGCGTCAGCAGATTCCAGAACTGGCTGCCACTTGCCCATGATTTTTTCTGCGTTGAACATTATTTGTTCTCCTATAGAATTTAGATTTACTTAACTTTGAGGGCGTTCAGATAGCGCTGCATCATTGGAGAAACCTGAACTTCTTCAGTAATTTCTTCCGCAACGGTTTCTTCACGTGTTTGTGGTGCTGTCTTGAAGTATGATTCTTTAATGGTTGCAACTTTCTTAGTGAAAGATTCTGCATCATCAAAGTCGACACCTTCAGTCAAAGACTTAAGCTTTTCAGCTTGTGCCTCAGAAAGATCAGCGGATGACTCACGGATGATAGCGTCGCGCTTAAGAACCTTTAAAGATTCTGCAAGCTTAACGTTTGCATCAATATGAGTGTTAACTTGCTCTTCCAACTCATCAACTTTCGCTGCGAGATCGTCAACCAAATTAGCCTTACCTTCTGGAACTTCAATGTAGTGCTCTGTGAACACTGCGTGAAGCTGTGACATAAAGCTTTCAGCAATCTCGGTACGAAGACCGGTTTCTACTGCAATCTTATTGTCTTCCATCCACTGTTCTACAACGTAGTTCAGGTAGCCATCAACCTTTTCGACGAGATCAGATTGAATACGTGCAGTTTCTTCTGCAAGCTCTTCACGATACTGTTCTTCCAAGCGCTCAACGTGCTCGGTCAGTTTGGACTTAAGTGCAGCTTCAAAAATTACAGCTGCTTTACCCTTAAAGCCCTCAGAAAGAGTTGCTTCTGATTCTACTAGCGCATCCAGGTCTTCATCAAAATTAGATTCGACAATTGCATCGGCATCTTCTTCAAATGTGTCTTCACACATTGCTTCGTATGCTTTTTGCATGTCGTTCTTTTTCATTTTTGCCATTTTGTCGTAGGCAGCCTGAAGAATTGCAGCTTTTGTTTTAGGCATAGCTTCTGCGTTCGAGTTATCACCCTTACGCTTTGGTTGTGCCTTTGTGACAGCTGCAGCCGCATCTACTGATGCAACTGAATCTGTCTCTGCAGTTTCAGGATCGTGCCCTTCCGCCAGTTCCTCGTCAGAAACTTCAACGTCTTCAACGAGTTCATCCTGGAGGTCAATGTCATTGATTTCTTTATCTGACATGTAATACTCTCCTAACGAGTTAAAGTTTTGAGAGGAAATCTTTAAAGACTTTCATCTGTGCTTCCGCAAGGCGGTTAGATGGAGTCTTCTTGATCTCAGTCTCTAATTGTTCAATTTCTTGTGGTTTAAGGATTCCGTTTTCCCAAATCCATTCAACCCCTTCCATAATTCCGTTGACAAATGCCTCCGGAGCAGAAGGATCTTGGACGATATCAACTGTTGCAAGTTGGAAATCTTTTCCAACATAGTTAACACCACCCTTTGATACAAGACTACCCATACCACGACTTGAGACACCTAGCTGAACGCCACCATCCATCAAACCTTCAACGATTCGACCCATAGGAGTGTTCAGTATCTGTGCCTTACCCACAACATTACTTCCTTCCCAACGAAGTTCCGTAATCTTATGAGATACTTTATCCAAATTGATGGTAGGACCTTCTGGGTGATTCAATTCGCCCACGGCTCTACCTTTGGAAACCTGTTCTGTCACATATTTATTCACGGCCTGTTCCATAACGGTACGTGGATAAATGCGACCATTTCGATTCTTAGAGTCGGCTTGCATGAAGATACCTTCGATGACATAGCGACGCTTGCCATCTTTCTCTTCTGTAATATAGTTGAGTTCGGACTCAACGTATTCTGAAATAAGCTTCATGCCTTACTTTCCCATAAGATCTGTAAATTCTTTTACCGCCTTTTCAGCCTCTTTCTGAGACTTAAAAACGTCTAGTTGTTCACCATCGACATACGCAATAAAGAGTTTTCCCTTCTGCGTAATCACAGCGTCATACTTTTGTTTATTCCCAACCTTAAAGGTCTTTAGTTCTTTTTCACCACGTGGAGCCTTAAATGCTGCTTCACTCAGCGCTGTCGTCTGAAATTGCTTGAACGTCAGCATCTAAATCGTCTCCTAAACTTTCGTCTTCGTAGGTTTCTTTGTTATCAAATGATTGAGCGATTTGTGTGCGCCTATCATCTAGGGCCATATTAATCTTATTGCTCATCAAATCATTAAAAACATCTTGCGCGTCGGATTTATTACCAGAATTAAGTGCATTAATTAAATCTGAAGTATCAGTCATTTTTTCACCTCACGGAAATATTTATACATTTTTATATTTTAAAGATCTTCATCGTCGTCTTCGTCTGGACCTTCTTTGTCAATCTGAGCATCAATTTCTTTGATCTCGTCCTCGTCCATATTAAGCACGTTTTTGCGGATCCACTCTTTAGAGAAGTACTTACCTGTGTATTCGTCAATCTCTCTCAGAGTACCAAGTCTTTCTCTAATTAATTCAGCGTTTTTAAGCTCAGCAAAATGTGTATCTTGTAAGAAGTCAACGTTAATATCTTGCTGAATCTCTTTCCATTCCTCTTCTGTAAACACGCCTTTTAGGATAAGCTGTGTTTTCAGTAGGTCAATAAACAACCAAGAAAACTTCTTGCGAAGTCTATTAATAAACTTCTGGAATTTAAGTTCGTCCCTAGTAATTTCAGATGAACGACCAAGGGTAAACTGAGCTTCCTGCTCTAACCTATTAACTGGAACGTTCAGCGACTTATACAACTTTTTCTGAAAGTATATAATGTCATCGATCTGACCTAGGTTTTCACCACCTGGCAATGTAGAGATCTCGGTACCACGGCCGCCTTCACGACGTGGAAGCCAGAAGTCTTCCATCATTGACTGATGTTTACGATCATCTTTTACTTCACCAGTTTGCGCATCATACACAATCTTGTTACGGTATTTAGCCATAACGT